GATCTAGGACTTCAACCTGGGGAACGCTTCGATATTGAAGCTGATGACGAAAACATTATCTTTAAACGACAGGCAGCTGGCTATGAGATTGATGCGTAATAAAATAATAAAAAGTGACTAGATGAACAAAACTAACTCTACTTTTGAAGCGATGCTCAAAGCAGCCATAAGTCGTGATGCGACTGGTGGTGCTACTGATACCATGCTTATCCATGCTCATCTAGCACAGATGAAGATGTTTGGTATCCGTCAGGGTGTTGAGTTCTATCCCGGACAGGATAACTTCGGATCACAGAGATATGATTTTATACAACAGGTAATTAAATTTAACCAGCTTGATGCAAGATTAGATTCTATATGGGATCACTTCTTAGCTTTAGGAAAAGGTTTATTTTATATTCGTCCTACTCAAAAAACATATAGACTTTATTGGTTTGATAAAGATTCCTATAGAACTTTTTATTCTCCAGAGGGAGAGTTAGAAGAAGTAATAGTTATCTATCCATATAAAGTTAAATCTAATAAAGGTTTTGGTGGAGCTCAAGTTGGTTTAAATACTGACAAGAGATATATGCGTCTTCGCATTACAGCAGAAACTATTGAAGAAACACATAGTGAACAAGAATTAAGTTTTGATAATCCAACTGAGTTTACAACTATAAATAAAAAAACATTAGATAACACAATGAGATTTATTCCTTGTGTTGAGGTATTTAATAATCCTGATGCTTTTGGTACTGATGGTAGTGGTGAATTTGATTGGATATCTAATCAGATCGTTGCTCATGATGAAATGGTTAAAAATATCAGAGCTAACCTTTCATTCTTTGGTAATCCAACTTTATTATCTTCACGTCCCAAACAGGACATTGTTGAGAGTAGTAAGGATGCTCCACCACAAAGACCAAGTATTTCAAGTCAATCTGGATTTACTTCTGATCTAAGTACACTTACATCCACATATAAACAAGATCCTGTAACAAGAAATCCAGCTGGATATATTGGTAGTCCAGGATCAGGTATGAGAGTACC